GGGATAGAAATACAGAAAAAATGAGCGATGTTTGTGCACGCGGCGTCGAGGTGACGACTCCGACCGGCGTAAAGCCATCAATTTCGTCGACCTGAATGTTAAGCGAATATATCCACGTTGTGCTGTTTGCCGCGTACGACCTAGACGGAATGGTAAACACGCGAACAGCTATTACTTTCTCGGCTTTTGGCGCAAGATCGTCGTATTTTATCAACTGGCTGAGTCCTTCGCTTGATACCATTCTCAGATAGTCCGCGGATTCGATACTGTCCGCGACTGGTAGTTCTTTTTCCTTAATATTTGCCATTATATGATTCCTTTCCGATACGTTATTTCGGCGATCATTCCGCCTTTTTCGTGCGTCAGCGTTATCGTTTCGACTGTGCAGTCATACGACGGAGAACTCTCTATTGTGTTGCCGTTCTCGTCCGTGAGTTCGAAATCGTCCTCGTTAGCCAAAACATACTCGCGGCCAACGAGTGTAAACACGTCACGCGGTTGCATCCTAGGGTCACCCTTCCAAGTGAATGACCCGAATTCTCTCGGTCTTTTGGCAATTGACTCTAGACCGTAATCCGGAAGGACCCGTATTTCGTCGTCCGAATACCAGCTTTTCGCCTTTATATGGCCGTTCCAAATATAATCTTCTGGAGCTACAACAATTCCCGTATTTCCGTTGTCGATAATGTACTCCTGCTCGTTGGTTGTAACAAAATACGTCCCTCTACTCGTTGCGGATGTTTCTGTATCTGTTGCCGTAACTCCTCCCGCGCTTACCCAGTCAGCCCAACTTTGAGCAGGCGTATCGCCGTCATGGTTTGGAGTGTTCCATACTGCAGCCAAATCGTAAAACGAGTATTTCCCGATCAGCCAGTCGCTGTCGACGAGATTGGGATCAAGTAACCATTGACCGTAATAATAATTAGCTCGCTGATCGTAGTGATTTGTCCACGCATCGGATCCATACGGTCGAGCCTTTTCTGGCCAATCTCGTTTCCAGTCTATTTCCCAGATATTTTGAACGCCCGCGTACTCCGGATTGTTTTCTATCCGAATCCCTACGGCACAAGAGTCAACAAATCCAGAATATTCCAGAGCCATTCCTTTTTGCTTGAAAATTGTCGCGTTTACAAAGTCCATGCCCTGGATGTTTTCTGCATTGACGTGTACGACGTCTCGGACCTTAAAACGGTATTCTGATACTTTCCGCTCCCTTTTTTTGACGATGTTTGCACAATCTTCTTCGTAAATGGTATATTTGGACGTTGGCTTTTCAACTGATATTCTGGGGCGACCCGCATCGACGTACGTCAGCCAGAAAGCATTACCGAATGGCGAGTTTTCGTTGAGGAAGCCTTCCGGGAATTCCTGATGGCACAAATTCATTAGCTTCGCGATCATTTCACGCCGGGTCGAGCTCTCTATTATTGAATTCACCGCGCCACCTTCTGGCCTCTGGCTATAATGCCCGTCAACTATCTGTACGAGTGACGGCGACATCATTGCAAATGGTCTGGTGATCATGTGTCGAAGGTTAATACTGTTATTAACTGGTGATCGAGTTGCTTCACCGTCTAATATATCCCAAAAAACAGAATACAAATAACCAAATCCGCCATAATACGATTGGTTGTATACATTCTCGTTCCATTGCTGGCCCAAATATATCGGAGACAGCGTCCCGTCCAGCTTATTGACTTGATCGACGGCGTGAACGTATAAAATCCCATTTTCCCATCGAATCGGCTCGTCTGTGTAAAAATACCTAGTCTGCGACATATTGCCCGTATACCCAGCAGAATACGAAACTTCCGCTCCTAGATCTGCGTCGGCGACTTTGTTGGACATATCGTCCGCACTGTATATCTGCAATTCGATTTCCGATTCCGGAAGCGTTGGAGCAACGTCGGACAAATCAGCGCGAAGCGAAACAACGCAAGAGACAATGTCCTTCGTTTGGAAGATCAAAGGGTTCTGGCCTGAGCCAAGCCCAATCGTAATTGATATGCGTAACTTTTGGCGGATGTTTTTCGCGTTTTCTTCGTCTATTGTAGCCATTAGTTATGTGCCTCCGTAAACTGCAGCTGCAACGATATATTCTTCCACGACTTAACGCCGAACGGATCCGTATAGAGCGACGCCTGAGACGAGAGGACCATCGGCCGGACCTTCTCGGTTACGGTCGTCCCGGACTCGTTCGAGAACACCATGTTTACCTCGGTACCGCTCAGATCGAGCAAATACTCGAGTTGACTTTGTGGCAGATTGTCCCAGGAGACCGTCAGATCGCCGTACCTCCAGCCGACGACGTCCGCACATCTTTTGCCGGTACAAGTTTCGTACTCTCCGGCGTATATAAATTCGCGCTGGAGTGTAAAATCGTTCCCACGGAATATCTCGTTGCCGTCTATTGTTATCGTGTTAAAAGTCCAAATCATAATTGTTTACCCTAGTATTTTCTTGTATTGGTCGTAAATCCTCACGGTCTCCTCGCCCATTTTTGCGCCGTTAGGGTACAAGTAAATCGGAATTGTGATTACCTGCTCGCCAGATCCTGCGAGTCGCATTCCCATAGTGACGCCGTTGACGATGTTGTCAGCCATTGTTCCGAGCATAACCTGGAGCTTCTCGATCGGCAGGACCGCCTCCGGACCCGCCTCGCCGACGCCGATAACACTCGGACTGTTGAAGATACCGCCCTGCGCGTACCAGTCGATTCCAAGCCGTGGAATTGAGCCCTTGAGCAAATCGCCTAGCTGCCATCCCTTCGGTCTAATCGCGAAGTGCGGGAGCTTGATATGCGGAAGCGATACCTTGAAATGGAAGAAGCTCTTTATTTTATTAATCATTTTGCGGACGAAGTCGACCGCCGTCCGGATCGGTGCCATGATCGCGTTTTTTATACCATTGAACGCCTGGACCGTCTTGTTCTTGATCGTCGTCCAAATATTGACCATGAAATCCCTGAACGCGCCGAGCTTTGCCTTGATAGTGTCCCAATTCTTATATAACAGCACACCAATAGCGATCAGAGCCGCAATAATGCCGATAACGATACCGACTGGCCCCAAAAGCGTAGTAAACGATACCCCAAGCGTTGCCATCAGACTCATAATCGCGCTGATACCCGTCGCGATCTTACCGAGGACGATCAGCAGCGGAGCGATTCCTGCGACCAGTGCTCCAATAACACCGACGACCGTCAGTATCCGCGGATCAAGCTCGCTCAGCCATTTTGAAAGTTTGCCGACCAATTCGACGACCTTCTCGAGAGCCGGTGCGAGATATTCTGCAAGCTGAGCCCCTACGATTGCGAGCGACGTCTGGCCGAGGACCTTCATCATATCCAGCTGATCGTTGAACTCGTTCGCCTTGTCGAGCGTCTCCTGGTCTACAAAATCAAGGCCGTATTTCGCCAGCGTGTCAGATACGTTTTTGTATGTTTCGCCCTGGTCCTCAATTAACGGGTTCAGTTCTGCTGCAGATTTTCCCATTAACTGCATCGCCAGAGCGTCTCGTTCCGTCTCGTTTTTCATGCCGCCAAGTGCTGCGATGACGTCCTGGAACACTTCGTCGCTGCTGCGTAATGATCCGTCTGCGTTTTTGATGTTGACCCCGAGTTTCGCAAATGCCTCAGCTTGCGTTTTGGATCCGTTAGCCGCTGCATTGATATTCTTAGTTAAAAACTTATGCGACTTTGCGATGGCTTCGACCGATACGTCCACCAGATCAGCACTCGCAGCATACTTCTGCAGCTCCTTTGTGTTGATGCCGGTGACCTTCGAGAGTGTGTTCAGATCGTCAGCGGCGACTCCAGACTTGTACGCCAGAGCTCCGATCCCGGCAGCCGTGGCCGCTCCTGCAGCTGATAACGGCATTAATGATTGCCCCGCAGACTCCAGGTTGCTACCAAGCTGTTTCATTTGTTCAGATGCTGCCCGGAGGTTGACGTTTCCGATTTTATTCAGTTGAGCCTCGAAGTTCTTCGCTTTGCTCTCGGTTTCAATGATCTCGCGCTGCAGATTTCTGTATTCTGCGGAGTTTTTATCGACTCCGCTAGCATCCATCTGTGCCTGAGCATCTTTTAACAGCTTGAGCTTCTCCTGAGTTTCGCCGACCTTCTGATTCAGCAGCTGCTGTTTCTGCCTCCACAGGTCGACGTTGGTCGGATTGAACTTCAGAGCCTTATCGACCTGACGAAGCTCCTTGTCAATGCTCCTCGTCTCGTTATTTACTTGCCGGAGCGCCTTGTCGAGCTTCGTTGTGTCGCCCCGGAACTCTATAGTGATCCCTTTGATATTTCCGGCCATTTCATTTGTCCTTTATCCCAAAAAAGAATTAATGTCGTTTTGTGTTGCCTTGCGCTTGGTCCCGCGTTTTTCCTCTATTTTCGCCCTCTTTTGTGACTCTTCCTGCCTCTCGTTATATGAAATGCACAAGTCTACAAGCTGACCGACTTGCATCCGGCGAATATCTGTCATCGTGAGGCCACGTTCCAATGAAGCAAGGATTATTTCGTCGATTGTAACGGCTGGAGTTTCTTCAGATTCTCTTTTACTGTCTCCAGCCTTTTCAAGTTTTTTGACGACGTGAACCCGGTAATAACAAGCTCGTACACTTCCGGAACGATAACGTCCAGAGGGAATGAATCGAACTGTCTGATCCATCTCTTCGGCTCTGGAATATCTTCGTCCGCGCATTTTGCGAGCGCCCAGGTGACGCCGATAATCACATCGTTAAATTCGACCTGGAACATCGGCACGAGGATCTCCATTGTTCTCCCCTCTACGGCCTCCGCCAGATCTTGGACACTTATGTCCATGTCTGTTTTGTTTTCGAGTACAGATGCCAGACCCTCGGCTGCAGAAGCAATAACCGGGAGCAACGTCGGGAGAATGTCCCGTCCAAACTGGTCCTTGTACTCCATACACCAGGCGGCATTGTTGTTCAGTCTTACGTCAATGTCGCCTATTTTGATTGTCTTTTCCATGATTTATCCTCCATTTATACGCCAAAAAGGCGGAGCATTTGCCCCGCCTCAGTGTCTCTTTGTTCTTACTCTCCTTACGGAGCCAGAGCCGGAGCTGTCGGAGCCGTGAACAGAGTATCATAGCCATCATCGCCCGGCTTGAATGATGCAACTGTTACGCCTGTAGGAATATCTCCGGTACAAGTGACGCCGATCGTCTCCGTTGTCGGTTCCTTGCTCTCCTCAATAGTGTTGTACTCTCTTTTAATTCCTCCGAGTGAGCAGTTATACAGAATTACTCTTCTGCTCTCTGCATCGCCCTCGACCTGGAACGCAATATATACGTTCGGCTTCGTTGCGTTCTTTACGTTCGCCAGTCCGCCGTTAGTCAGCGCAGCATATCCGAGGAACTGAGTCTTAAAAGCGTCGTCAAACTTTGCGACCTCGAGATCACCCTCGAGAGTGCCTCCGGAGTAACCGCTCCAATATGCGCTGTTATCCGCATAGAAGACATTTTGCTCCTGCTGCTCTTCCGGGGAAAATGATACCGCGCCCTTCTGAGCGTACGGAGTGCCGAGAGTAACGACGTTCTGATCGCTTACGGTATATGTTCCGACGTGCAGCTCGCTGATACCGAATTCAACACGATTTGCCATGTGTTTCCCTCCTAAACTGTGTAATAAATAACAAAGACGCCCTCTTCCTCGATGTAGACGTCCTCGCTCTTTGTGTAGTTGTAACCGTTTGCGAGGAGTGCGTCCTCGATCGCGGTCTCGTTTGTGGTGCTTTTTTCTGTGAAGTAATACTCGACCTGGTACCGGTTATTCCTCCAGTAATGCGTATTATCCGCTTCCAATACGTCCTGCCCTTCTCCGATATAGACGAGATACGGCGGATCGACTGGCTTTTTAAAATGCGAATAAGCACACGGAAGGCCGGTGCTCTGTAATACCTGGTAAATTGTCATTCTAACTCCCTTTCCACGTTTTCAAGGTACTGTCTTTCGAATTCCTCCGCTACAGGTGCGATGTGAACGTGAGGCGTTGAACGTCCGTATTCTCCGTACTTGTTACTAATCACGTGACTTTTCTCCAGAAGGTGTGTTAAGCTGGGAGCCTTTCTGTTGTAAGTAACGTATCCTTTCCCGACCTTTTTTGTTGACCAGCCTGAAGCGTATTCGCCACCGCCCGGTCTTCTCGGAGATGTGTTCTTGAGTTTGTTTGCTGCACCCATCGCAGCCTGTCTGGAACACTTTTCGGATACCTCTCTGGGAATTTCCTTGTATTTGTCAAGGATTTCTTCCATTTGTTTTTCTAGTGATTTATAAGCCATACGAACACCTACTACCTTTTACGAACCGTTCTTTACCCTCTCTTCACAAATCAGAGAAAGACCGTCACGCTGGGCGTTCCAATCCACCCGTATGACGTCATAATCGCGCCCCTCGTATTCGACAACCTTCTGCCCTGAGTAATCCGTCCTGTTCGCAATAAAAAGCGTTACAGACGGTTTCAGGCCGAGCTGGGCCGCATTGTAAAACTCCGAAGAGTAGACGCCCCGAGGCTGTACGAATACGGTGGTCTCCGTGATTGTTGGTGTCTCGTTGCCCTCAGCATCGAACGTCGGCGTTCCGTATGCCTTTAGAGTTGCTACTCCGTCATACATTACTCATCCCTCCAGTCGGTGTAACCTGTCGCTGTGGAAAGCTGAGCCTTCTGTTCGTCGTAGGACCTTTTGAGCCGATCTGCGTCCTCCGGAAGTCCAAAGGACATCTTGCAGTAGGTGATTATCGCCTGTGAGACTATCGCATCCAGTTCTTCCGGAACGATAACCCCGGCGATCCCGAGATCCTGCTGAGCTGCAGAAATCAGGTCACTTAATTCACTATCAAGCGCGTCTGTGCTGATCCTGAGCGCCATTTTTACCTTGTCGAGCATATTTCCTTACCTCACGAAAGAGGCGACCCTTAAAGAGCCGCCTCAATAGTCTCAATTATTGTCGATTTGGTGTCCCGGGAAGAAACGCCCTCGATGCCATTGTCAGCCGCATAATCCATGAGCTGCGCTTTTGTCATTGAGGACAAATCGACGCTATTCCTTCCCGTTTCTATTCCCCCGATGTTCCCGTAATAACTGCGAACATCTTCGGGCCGACCAGTGCGATTGCCGCGTACAGTCTTCCGACGATCTTTACCATATCCTTTTCGGCCAGGGACAGATCGTCAAACTTGAATGTAACCGCATCGCCTTCCGGCAGATTTGCCTGTACTCCGGACAGATCGCCGACGATTGCACCGGTTACGCCGTCCTTCTTGATTACTGTCATACCCTGGAACGGATCGTACGCGAAGCTAGCGTTCAGTGCTGCTTTTCTGATGGCCGCGATTGTTGCGCCGGAAGCGATGAACACCAGATCTCTAGCACCATCGCCGAGTGCTGCCATTGCGTCGATGATCGTTGAAGCGCTTACAGTTCCGGAGATCTGTGCAACGCCAACGGCTGTCGCTGAGGATGCGGCCGGTGCTCCAGTGATTGCAGCAACTACGAGGTCGGCTGCCTTCTGGATGATCTTGTAGGTGAGCTCATCGTAGATATACATGAGGAAGTCCTCAGCTCCCAGAGCCAGAACCTCGTCAGATACGGTGATCCACTTCTTGATGTTCTGCGGTACCATCGTAACGATTCCAAGCGTCAGCACTTCTTCAGCCGGTGCGTTAGCTCCTTCAGTGTGAACAACTGCATCTGTTGCGGAGATCTCAAAGCCGACCTTCAGGTTTCCGGCCACATAAGTCTTAGCGACTCTGGAGAAGATCTCGTCGTTCTCCCATGCCTGGCGAACTCTGCTCTCTACGAACTCCGGAACTGGTACGGTTCCGCCTGTTACGTTTTCTGTCAGCAGACCTCTACACTCTGCATCCTTGCCAGTCTTGATGTACTTGGCAAATGCCTCGATGTATTCGTTGGTATTTCTGACTTCTTTGTTTGTCATTTTGCCGTCTTCCTTTCTCTGTTCGATTGGTTTTCCAGCTCCTGCCGCTACGGCTGCTGCATTAGCTCTCTTCTCTTCGAGCTCTTTCTCGAGCTCTGCTCTTCTTTCCTTGATTGCGTCGAGTTCGTCATTCAGCTCGCTAAGTCTAGCCTCGTCTGCTTCCTTGACTTCCTCGGCGATCTCGGCGGCTCTCGCTTCGATTCCATCGAAGGACAGCGCCATAATTTCGTCTTTCTTCATGGTTTAAATCCCTCCATTAAGAGCGCGGGCTCTGATTTCGGCCCGCTTCCTGTTGAGTTTTAACTCTTTCGC